TTGTATTGCGATCTCTGCCATATAATCTATTTATACCTAAGGGTTAGCTGGTCCGCCAGTATTTGGCCCAGAATTATCACCACCATCACCAGCATGTTGATGAGTGTCTAATATTAGAGTTTCACTCGTAGTAGTTGTACCAAATACTTTGAGCTTACCTTTGATCTCAACATCGGTACTATCTAATGTGATCTTACTAGCAGCATTATCAAAGTCAATACTGAGTAATGTTACATTGTCTTCATCAACTCCACGTAATGATGTTGCTCCTTGAACACTTGCTGTTAGATTACCAGTAACATCCATATCAACATTACCAATAACATCCATATCAACATTGCCAGCAACATCAATGTCTGCGTCTTTTTTAATATCTAGTTTAGCATTACTTAATACTGTCATGTTAACATCACCATCGACAAGACCTGTTAACGTACCTTCTAAATGCAAATCAACATTTCCGAATGAAGATGTTAATGATGTGTAACCTGGGTATGTCCAAAGATCACCTACTAGTTTTAATTTATCAATATCAAATTCTATTAAATTATTTACAGGAGCAGCAACACCACCTACATCCCTCTGCTCACCATTAATATCAACTGCGTATAGAGCACCGAGCTGTTCTATCGCATGCCAATTCTCATTTGCAAATGCGTAATCAATTTGACCTAATATGGTTGTGCTCACATCCATTAAAAAGTAGATATTAGTACCATCTATAATATCATCTCCAAGCTCCTGGACAGAAATTGAAGCACTCCCTAAATCACCCTCAGCATTTGATGTCAACGCTACTGAGTAGTACAGGCTTTTCTGAACACCATTGCTTTCACTTAATGCAAGATGATCTCTGGTTTGTGAATAATTATTACCAATGCCAACCCATGCAGCTGATGCCGGTATTTCCTTAACCTGTCGCATGCCTCTATGGTCCATAGTCCATCTAGTATCACCATCAATATTTTTTATGATAGGAAACCATGTTGCTATAGCTTCATTCTTAGTAAGACCACCTAAATTCTTTGTGTTATGTGTGGCAATTGTGCCATCCTCGTTATATATTACATGAGCAAGTTTATTATTTTTACCTACCTGCATATCAATGTTGCCTCTTACTTCACCATCAATATCTCCTTTGACTAATAAGTCTGCATTGCCATCAACTATACTATACATATTACCAGCGACTTGCGTAGTAAGATCTTTAGCTACAGCGATATTAGCATCACCACTTATATAGACTTTGACATTACCTTTGATTTCAACAGTGTCTTGACCTACTATCAATGTATAATTATCTCTTACAATTCTTTCTATCTTTGAACCATTAGGTTGTATCTCATATTGAGTACCACTCTTATGTCTTTCCATAATACGTTCAGCACCAGGAGTATCATCATATTCTTTAACATGACCACTCTCTGTTTCCATAACATTATTGGTTGGATAGATTGGTGCATATCCACTAGCTGGTTCATATGCTCCTTTAGGATCAGCTGCATTTGGATCTGTTTCACCTCTTACTCTTACATTGTTATCGTGTAGCCCAGCAGTCTTTGTAGGTAGAGTTCCCATAACCACAAACTCTTGCATCATAGGATCTTCGAAGAAACCAAACACTAGTGTTCCATTCACTTTGATATCACCAGCTGATGGCGTTGTAGAAAGACTAACGTGTCTAATAACTTTTCCAGCTGCACCTGTTATTTGTTCATCTAATAAATCACCATCTTTCCATAAAACTTCTGCAATTAAATTTACTGATTGACCTATACCGCTTATAGCAGGAACCGATGCTGGCATTGAAACATTTGACCAGCCAAGATCATTTGTAGATATATTGTCATGAACGTGATACACATTTACTTTAGCTCTTCCAAGCTTTAAAGGATCTAATATATCTTTTACTATTCCGTAATACATTATGCGTACTCTCTTATTAATGTCATATGTTGTTTATACTCATAATTTTTACCGTTAAATGTCATGATATGATTGATATCAGAAATTATATAAATTCCATCTGAGATTGATGCACTATTTTCTTGCCCACCTAATTCAATGTTTACTGACATACCACATCCAATTGTAGGTATTGCTGATAAATCCCTAACACTCAATCTTGTATGATGTATTCGTGCCATTTGGTTTACTGACATGCTGCTTTCAGGATCATTAACTGTAGCAAATAAATTCTTCTCAGTATTATACAAATTATTAGATGATTTATATACAGTCTGCACGTGCGCTGAAGCTTCAAGTGCTTGATTTTTTACAACAGTGGTTTCATCTAGACTCACTGAATGAATTTTGTTTCCGAATTCTCCATCAACAATTTTATCAGTAAAGTTTCTTTTATATTCTAGAACAGTAAACTTATTTGATGTTCCTATAGTATCTATGTTATCTCCTGGTGCTTCACTACTTTCATTACTTATTATCTCACCTCTTATCGCAAATTCTTCCCTCGGTCCTTTCATAAATTTGTTACCAGCCATATGCTTTAAAGAACCCATTCGTGTTTTTCCACCATCAACAACTCTTTGGTATATATAAAATCCAGTGCTATGAATATCCATAGCGCCATCCACCACATTTTCTAAAGCATCACGTGCAGAAATATTTGGTACAATATATTTACCTGTAGTAATTGCCTTGCTATCTACATATAAATACGGTCCAACATCTGCTAGTGCTTCCTCAAAGATTCCAGCAGCAATTTCGTGACTTGCTCCTGAAAACGCTGCATTGATTGGAACTAATTTTAGTCCTTGTTCTACAAGTGTTATTAAATGTATATTATATTCTTTATTAGATTTGTTTATCATCATATTACTAATACCATCAGCCTGGAAGAAATATGTAACTTCTATATCCATATAAGTAAAAGTAAGTGTGATAGGTACTAGTGTGTCTTTGGCGCCAATAACTTTATCAAAGAAGTTATCGCCATCAATAACATGAATAGATCCTTGCACATAACCCTCTATGCTTTCAAACAAGGTTAAATCCTGAACTAAACCAGAAATATCAGTTGCACCACCGTGTACTACTAGAGATTCTAATTCCATATTAACCCATTATTTTTGTAAACTGTCTAGCAATACGACTTACGTATTGAGATTTAATTACTTTTATATTTCTATTTTGATCAGTAACAGCTTCCTCAAAATTAAGATAGCTATAAGGTGTAGTTCCAGCAGCACGTCTTGTTGTCCACTCTTTAGTTGAATCATCAACATGGTGATGAGGTGCGTATGCTTGACTCTTAATAAAGTTACATGATACATTATCCTGAGAATCAACACCACTTATAGTCTCACCAGTTAAAGCAAATGTGCCAGTTGTTTTTTCTATAACAATATAACCCATATTAACATGGATCTCTTTAACTATACCTGTTGCGGATGACACACCACCTAGTACAGTCTCACCTAAAGTAAACTTATTATTGAGGTCATCATCGGTATCTGCTGCAAGGTATTGATATTTTTCTGTGCAGTACTCTATTAATTGGCTGAACTTCATCGGCCAATCATCCCATATATTTTTTATTTGTGGATTGAGCAATAAGAATGTCCAATGATATTGTTCAGTACCATATAATCTTTGAGAAAGTATATCAGGTCTTTCCCCATCTTGAATCGTAATTGTTTCGTAGTGCGCAGTATTATTGGTTAACTCCTCTGATACCAAAGCTTTTGCTGTTATATTTTTTAATACATCTTTATTACCTGACCCATCAACATCTACAACTACATTACTTATATTTTTAAAATACATATTAGAATCCCCTCTCTACGTCATCTTTAAATATCGGTGCTATTTCTTTAAATCCTACACTTAAGTTAATTTCTACTGGTGAATTATTATGTTTAAAGAATGAAGTATTATTTGGATTGTATGTAACACTTACCGATTCAATAACAACAGGTGGTAACTGAATCATATCTTGTGCTCCATGGAATGATACTATACAATGATCTGGAACACGGACTGTAAGATTATCTGTTTTGTCTGCGTGAGCTGCCATCCTAAATTCTTTAATAATTGCGGTTGCTGAAATAGATTCTTCTATACTGTCTGGTAAAAAATTAAAGACAAAGGAAAAAGTTCTCATTGGAGTATTTTCATAAGCCATATACTCATTAGGATTTAAAGCATTACCGTGATGTCTTTGCATTTCATCACTCAATACACCACCAACACCATAACCAAGAAGTGAAGCAAGACCAACATTACCCTTACCTAACCATTTAGTTATAGAACTGCCAGAAATTATTTTACTTTTAGATTTACCAGCTGCTTTTGCTAACCAATTTAAACCACCACCAGCACCAGCAATTACAGTAGGATTAAACACTGTGGCATTATTAATTTTATCCTGACCAAAACCGCCTTCAAGTGCAGCTGAGACTTGTCTTGACTTTTCACTATAACCTACTGTATCATTTATCTGAATATCTGTAGGCATATACATTGCTATTGAACCTTTAAAATCTCGCACGGCTTCACTAAACATGCTGGTATTGTCGCCAGCAGCTTCCAATAATTCTTGATGTTCTTGACCAAGTATAAAATTTCGTTCTTCCTCTCCAGACTCGTTGAGGGTGCCTTCTGTTGCAGCCGCAGCCGCAGCAAACTTGGTCGCCATAGCTTCTGTATGCATATTGTAATTTACGTTGACACTTCTCCAGTCTTTCAACATAGCTTTCTTTTTTTCAGTCATTAATCTCATAAATTCGAATACAACATACGGTTCAATACCAGTCTCGTCAATATTAATTTGTTCTCCAGCAGCATTTCGTGATGACCGCGCTAGAGCATACTCACTGGATTGATGAGTATTCCAATTTACTTCTTCATGGGTTTTAAAGTTCTGTGCAACAGTTGTAGGATACTTAAGATTAAATATTTGTTCGGCTTGAAAGAATTTGCCTAATCCTATCTCTTCTAATCTTCTAGCATTTGTTTTCGCTGCGATACTGGCTAGTGCGGCCTTTTCTTCAGCGCTTTCACGATATCCTGACATAATAGTTCCTTTGTTTGTATATTACTTATTTATACGGATTATATAAATACTTACATGAAAAAAACATATTCAGGCAAATGGAAACCTAAGAACATAGGCAAATACAATGGTGATGTCGATAAGATACATTATAGATCTCTATGGGAAAGGAATGCATTCAGATATTTAGATGATGCAAGCTGGGTGAAGTGGTGGCAGAGTGAAGAAACAGTTATACCATACATATGTGCAACAGATCGTAAGCCTCATAGGTACTTTATTGATCTTCATATACGAACAACCTCTGGTCGTACCCTCATAGTAGAGATAAAACCTCATGCACAAACACTACCACCTAAAAGGAAAAAGCTTAATGAAGCATTAACCTATATGAAGAATACATCTAAGTGGAAGTATGCTGAGAAATGGGCTGATGATAGAGGTTATGAGTTTCAAATATGGACTGAGAAAGAATTAGAAGCTATGGGCATAAGAACAATGACCATGAAATTTAAAGCAAGCAAGACGAAGACCGGTAAGAGAATATGGAAAACATTGAGTAAGCGTAAGAAAAAGGTATAAATATAGTTATGAATAAAGAACAGAATGACGGTAAGCTAGAACTATCTCTAAGAATATTAGGTAACGAAATAATAGGATTTAAAATGGTGGTAGATGATTTTAAATTAAAGTTCCTATTAGGAGGCATAGCTGCTCTTGGTATCATAGCATATATTATGGTAGTATTCGGACCACAACTAATGGAGACGTTTAACAATGGCTAGTTTATTTGACAAGTTAGAATCAGAAGCATTTCGTAAAGGATTGCAAGCACGTAGCAAAGAAGCAAACGTGTGGTTCTCAAAGAATGTTAAGAAGCTTGGGCCATTAGGTAAGGCTGTCTTGAAGGATGATAGACTAATACAAAGGCAAAGCGCTAAGACAGGTGAGATGGTAATGTACACATATAATCCTAAGCTTAAAAAAACATTGCCTTACTACGATACATTTCCTTTAACGATTGTTGTCGGACCAGCTAAAGACGGTTTTTATGGTATTAACTTACACTACCTACCGCCTAAGATTCGTGCGATCTTCTTAGACAAATTAGATGCTATCACAACTAATCAAAAGTTTAATCTTATGACTAAATTTAAGATTACATATTCGTTATTAAAAGCAACAAAGAATTATAAATACTTTAAACCGTGCTTTAAACATTATCTGTCATCAAATGTATCTTCAAAGATTATGAAGGTTCCTTCTTCAGAGTGGAATATAGCAATTTTTTTACAAACAGCATCATTCAAGAAAGCTAGTGAAGGTGCAATATGGGCTGACTCAAGGAAACAATACTAATGGCAAAAGTTGGCATAGATGCAATGAAAGCAATGTTAGATCGTCGTGGTGGTATAGCACGAGGTAATAGATATGAAGTGATGATTAGTCATCCATATAATACAAGTAAGTTCGCAATAGATGCTGCGGAAGATCATAGACATGCAGTAGGTAGACAACAAGCATATGAAAACTCTCCTCAAGGGAGACTAGATTTGGCGGCAAATCCTATGCCTAGTTTTCTTCAAGGGCCAGAAGCTACATACATGTTGTGTACAAGTGTAACTCTTCCAGGCAAACGTATATCAACAACAGAAAACACTGCTGATCACAACCTTGCAAAGAAGCCTTACTCAATGGCTACTGATGAAGTCACAATGACCTTCTTGTTAACAGGTGATTATTATATTAAAAAGTATTTTGATATGTGGATGAATATGATTATAGATAGCACAGCTAATCATTATAAGACAATGTATAAAAAAGATTATGTTCAGGATGTAGAAATAAGAGCTCTACAAGGAAACGAAGATGCTATTGTTGGATATGGTAATCTATTAGAAAATGCTTACCCTATACAAATGAGTGCAGTTGAATTAGGTAATTCCTCAGATGGTGTAATGGAATTAACTATCACATGGGAATATGATAACTGGCGTTCACTTGATATTGCTAAAGGATTTAAGGAATCAAGCTTTGCTGAAGATAAATGGACTCACCCTGGTGAGAGAACATCCGGTGCAGCTATTAGTGAAGATCCTGATGAAGATTGGGAAGGCCCAGG